CCTACATGAACAAAGATAATATAACTATAGTTGTTGTAACTTCTATTCTACCAAGTCATCCAGATACACTAATACTTGATGAAACAATTGCTTCTGTTCGCAGTCATTTTCCAGAAAACGAAATCATTTTGCAGATTGATGGACTTAGAAAAGAAAGGCTAGACCGTAAAGATGCTTACGATGAGTTCAAGAGTAGAGTTCTGTGGAAATGTCTCCATGAGTGGAAAAATGTTTTACCAATTATATTTGACGAGCATAGTCATCAAACAAATATGATGAAAGAAACTATTGGTCTTGTTCAAACAGCAGCGATTCTATATGTAGAAGGCGATGCACCAATTACTCCTAATCTTGAAATTGATTGGCAGAAGTGTTTAGACATGCTTGAATATGAGAAGGCTAACACTATTAGATTTCACTTTGAAGCATCTATTCCTATTGAGCATGAACATCTAATGTTTGGCATTGAAGATGGCTTTATGAAAACACTTCAATGGAGTCAAAGGCCACACCTTAGTCTAACTAAATATTATAGAGAAGTAGTTCTTCCTGCTTGTGATGAGAAAACTTTTATTGAAGATAAGTTTCATGGAGTAGTTCAAGATGATGGATGGGATAAGCATAAACTTTGGATTTACCATCCAGAAGGAAGTATTAAAAGATCTTACCACCTTGATGGTCGTGCAGGTACAAGAAAATTTACACAAGATGATGATGTGTGGGGATATACTGAATGACATTTGGAATTATTGCAAGGTGCGATAATACTGGTCTTGGTAATCAGACAAGGGATTTGGTAAGAATGCTAAACCCTGACAGAATTCTTTTAGTTAACTCTGCCAAGTTTAATAACAATAAACAGTATCCAGAATGGTACGATGGATACAACGTAACAATGACTAATGGCTTTCCAACCAAACAAGAGGTTGCTATGTTTATGGACGGATTAAATTCTGTCTTAACATGTGAAACCTTCTACCACCCACACTTTATTAATTTGGCCCAAAGGCGTAAGGTCAAAACCTTGATGCAGTATAACTACGAGTTCCTTGATCACCTCAACAAGCCTGATATGCCATTACCTACCTACATGATTTCTCCTAGTTATTGGAAGGTAGATGAGACTATTGCTAAGTTTGGCAATGATACTAAGGTTGTTCATATCCCGCCACCAATTCACCTTGATGACTTTAAGTCTGTTAGAGAAAACAATATGTCAAAAGATCATAAAAGACTGTTACATATTGGTGGCAAGGCTGCTTCACAAGATAGAAACGGTACTCAAACCGTTATTGATATGCTTCGTTATTCTAGGGCTGATTACGAACTTGTTATTAGAAGTCAGAGCGAGTTAAACATTAACTACAAAGACTCTAGATTAACTGTTGAGATAGGAAATATTGATAGCCGTTCTGAAATGTATGATGGTTTTGATGCAATGGTTATGCCAAGAAGGTATGCTGGTCTTTGTCTTCCAATGAATGAGGCTCTCGTAAGTGGACTTCCAGTATTTATGACTGATATATCTCCCAATAATCAAATACTTCCACAAGATTGGCTTGTATCATCAAGCAAGGTTAGTACTCTTATGACAAGAGTTAAACTTGATGTTTATGAGGCAGATGTTAGAGAACTTGGTAAAAGAATTGATAGGTATGTTAACAGTGACAAACAAGCACAAAAAGAAAAGGCTGCAACTATTGGATTTGAAAACTTTGACCCATCTATTCTAAGGGATCAATACCTTCAGATTCTGGAAGGATAAACTCTTCGGAGAACTTTTGTTTTAAATCTCCAAGCGTAAGAAAAGTTGCCTTTCTATCTTTAATAAATTTAATATCTGTTTTAAGTTCTTTGATCTTATAGTTTGTAAACTTTAATATGTAATAAGATAACCATAGGTCGTCAATGATCCAGTATTCTTCAGGGCAGTCAAAAAAGTCTTCGTTTAAAAATAGTTTGGCACTGCAGATTAGCCCACCCGTACCAGCATAGTTTCCTAGTTCTTCTTTCTCAATCTTAATTTTTCTTTTGTATCTTGAATTAACTCTGTGTGCCCAAAAAGATTTTACACAGATCTCATCATATTGTCTGTGACATTCTTCTATAAATGTATTTGGAATTATTTCATCATCATCAATAAAGATTATTTTTTCGTATCCATCTTCTGCAAGATCTCTTGCTAATATAAATCTAGCAAATTGTTTAAAGTCATTTGCATAGTTATGTACAGAGATATCTAGGCTTCCTTTAAACTTATCTAAATACTTTAAAAGTTTTTCATTTTGACCTGAGTTATCTATAATATAAAAGTCAAAGTCTTTATCTGTTTGATTATTTATGCAGGCCAAAGTTGTGTGTAGGTTCTCAAACCTTATATACGTACACATTATTAGCGCTGTCTTTGACATATATCTCCATAGTAACATAGAAAGAGCCAGCCTAATATAGACTGGCCCTAACTATTTAAAGAATTACTTCTTCTTTGCAGGTGCCTTCTTAGCAGCCTTCTTTACAGGTGCTTTAGCAGTCTTCAAAGCCTTCTCTACCTCTTCAGCAGATGGTAGTACACCAAATGCCTTGTCGTTAGGATTAATTGCTCTGATTGCTACTGGAGCAATTGCTGCCACTAGTGCAGTCCATAGATCCTTTGGATCTGTAACTCCCGCCATATATAGGGCAAGACCTGATGCGAGTACTGATCTTCCGTATGACGCTAGCATTCCTTTTAGTTGTTCTGTATTCATTTTATTCCTCCTAGGATATAACTCGTGTTAGTACTGTAAAACCAATCCATAGACCAATAATTCCTGCGACTCCCGCAAAAACTGGTGGTGCTGGTACTGGCAATTTGAATGCTGCGAACACGACACCGCATCCAAAACCTGTTAGCATTGATAAAATAATATCTTTCACTTAACTTCCTCTTCTTCTTTTGGTAGTAAATTCTTTAATTCTTCATATGCCTCTGTTATTTTCTTCAAAGAATAGTAGTTAGGCTGCATTGCCATAAGATCTCCGTACTCTCTAAAGTAATTAATTTCTGGCTCAATATCAGTAACAAACTTATTAAGACCAGATTGAACCTCTTCAATATAGTTGAATGCCCAGTCCCGTGAATCAGAAAGAAACTTTAAAAAATTTTCTTGATGTATTTGCTGATCTGTTTTATCTTCTTTTGAGTTTTTAATTGTCTTGATATATTCTTCTAAGGTAAAGTTATCAACATATAACTTTCCTGCAAGTTTTTGTGAAGTAATTAATTTTTTTAGTGTTACGGCATAGGCCATTGCAAAAGAAACAATTGCAGAAACTAATGCAACTATAACAATGTTTTTATTCATTTAGTAGCCTCCCTAGTAACCAAAACAATAGCACCTTCCATCTCTAATGCTTTTTTAAGTTGTACAACATACTGTAATGCTGCAATCTTTTCATCATGCAGTAGTCCAGCAAAATGTCGTTCATCTAATTTTACAGTAAGAAAATGATCATTGTCAATAAGTTGAACAGAAAAGCCTTTAGGTGCTGGTACTGCGTGAAATGCTCTTCTCATTGAATCTGTATACATTTTATTTGTCCATTGTTAAAACTTGCCATGTGTCTGCCCAATCTACCTTGGTTTTGTGGTTATTGAATTCTCTAGACACCTTACCGTCCTCAAGATATACACCACCCCAAACTCCCCATTCCTTGCCAGATACACCATTAGCAAAACATTTTCTTGCTAGTGGACACTGCATACATAAAGCATCAACTAAAAATCTGGACTCAGGTTCGTCCTCATATTTATCAAAAAATATATTAGTATCAAGGTCTTTGCATGGAGCATCGTCTTTCCATAGATGCTGCTTCATACCTACTCCTTATACTTGCCTGGAATCTCCCAGCCATTACGAGAAGGAGTAAAAGTTTTTTGAATGTACCACTGATCTTTGATACGAATTCCATTAACGTCTGTTCTGCCAAGATTTGTTTTCTTGAGTTCTAGAACATCCCAACCAACCCATTTGAGGTTGCTATTTTTTGATACAATTTTTTCCATTGTATCTAAGTCTTTTATGATCATCTGTACTCCTTTTAGTATCTAAAAATTCCAACTTCAACATTATTAAGTTCAGCATGAGCAACAAGTTTTGAATTTGACTGCTTCTGTGTACTTAAAAACGCAAAGTAATTTACGTAACTCATATTTTCTTCAACCCATGATGCAGGTGCTTTAAAGAACTTAATCTTTTTTCCACGAGCCTTCATTCCTCTTTCGGATAAGTTTGAAAACTCTGAAACAAAAGAATTTACTTTTGCTGGGCCTACTGAGTAAATAACAAATTCCTTATCATCTTCTTTCATGCAAGAAAGAGCAACGCTCATTGCACGAAGAAATACTTGATAATCACTAAAATCATTTGTTCCCTGTACTGCCACTATCATTTCTATTCCCACCCTTTAAGTTATCCAATATGAATAACATCTTTTCAACGTCTTTTTTGGACATATTGGTTGTGTCTACTGGCTTTGCTGAATCTGATACAGGAGTACCATCTTTTACATTAGCAACATAAAATATGTTACTAGCCACCCAATATGCTTGATCTTCTACAACCAACACCTTAATTGTACCCTCTTCTCTTCGTTTTTGCAACTGAGAAGATAAATGTTGATTTTGTGGTAAATCATAAGTAAAAAACTTTTTCATCATTTTATGCATATCGCTTTGACGATAGATAGTATAATGATTTTTTTTATACTTACTCTTTGCTACTATTCTAATTATAGACCAAGCACATATGATTGTCAAGCCCACTACTAGGACATACTCCATGCTTAACCCTTTCTAAAATTAAAAGGGCTGTTTTCCCAAACCTTGTTTCTTTCACGCTCTACTATAGCCCTTGACCATGAAAATCCAGCATCGCCACCCCAAGCATCCCACATAATACGACCATTGGATGGAAATTCAGGTCCATCATAAAAACCTTTACCCTTTTTATCTACCTCATGACGAGAGAAGAAAGAGAACATTCTCTTAACAGTATCAAGAGACATTGCAGATCCATTAACAATATCTGTTGCTCTTCCCCAACCTACAGGGGTACCAGCACCAGTAGCCTTGCCATCTTCTTTCCACTTTAAAGCACGACGTGCTGCTGCTTTCATTCCTGCATTAGGTGAATATGTATCAGCCATTAGTCTTTACCTTCTTGTGATTAACATAGTAGTCTCCAAGAATAGACTTTACTGTTCCATTCTTGTTCATACGAACAATCTTTCCATCTTTAATTTGAGTTGCATTAAATGCCCCTGCTTTTTTCTTTGGCATTATTTAATAAACCCCTTTGGATCAAAGGATCCATCCCAAATACTTTTTGCTTCAGATACTTCATCTGATTTATATGTACCACCACGTCGCTTATACTCTTGAACTACCCAGGAGTTAGCAACAGCAGATGGATATACATCAAACTTATCTTTTGCTGCTTGCACTACTCTTGCATATAGTTGTGGATTAGAAGGAGTAGATCCACCTCTACGAGGCTCAATCATTGCCCCATAGTTTGGCTTCTTTGCTTTACCAATTGAAGAATCATATGCATCCATAAGGTCTGGTTGAGAATTCATGTTTGGCATATCTTCAACTGTTAGTTCTGGCTCAACTGGTAGTGGATCAATTGCAATAAATAAACTCATTGTGCATGCAGAATACAATCTTGTTGCTTCCCATAATCCGCTGTCTTCTTGTTCAAACAATTGAATAAGAACTGCAGGGTTTTCAGGAGTTGCTTCAAGTGTATACTCTCCACCAGGTACGCCAAGCATTCCTTCACGCATTACATGAACTACTTGTCCAATATGAAACTCTTCATCTCCACCATGTGCAGTCATAGCAAAGTCGCCTTCCTTAAGGTTTGGCATTGACTTTCCTATATTTCCTTCACTACGATTAATGGCAAAAATTTGTGCTGCTGCCTCTGCTCTTGAAGTATGGCAACCCATTACTTCATTTGTACCCTCTTTTAGAGCAGGGTACCCAGAGCACCCAAATGATCCTTTTGCTCCTACTTTATATGGCATGACGATCCTCCTAGACCTATATACTGATTATAGCAGAATTTACTTTGCTAAAACTCTCTTTATTTCATTGAGGCATTCTAGGGACTCACTGTCCATTTTCTTTAATTCTTCTAAGTTAAAAGCCTTTTTTGTAAGGGTTACCATGGGGTTAGGGTCAAGCAAATCAACTTCCAAGAACCCATCTTGCCAAAGATTCATTATCTGATTATTGACCTGATTTAAGTGCTCTTGGTAAACCTCTGGCATAATATCAATCATTTTTTCTGTCATTGAATATAAGAACTCTCCGCTTATTGGGTCAACACCAACTACCTCAATGGCCCCATTTAGTATTAGCATGTCAAAGATTTCTGGACTAGCCTCATTCATTTTACATTAATTCCTGCAACTGTTCTCTTGTTTGTGCACCAGTTACTCTTTTTACTTCAGAGCCATCCTCAATAACAATAAATGTAGGTACTGACCTAACGTTCATGTTTTTAGCCATTTCTGTTTCCTGGTCAACATCAATAAATTGAAATTTTACAGAAGAGTCACGGTTAAGTTCTTCAACTATTGGTTTCACCCTTTTACAAGGATTACACCAGTCTGCTGTAAAATATAAAATATGTTTCACTTACCAGATTTCTTTCTAGCCTTTGCAAGTTCGTCAAAATCTTTTACCTTAGTGTCTCCAAGATATCCCCATGCATAACCATCATTGATCATCATGTCGTTAAGGGATACTGTATCTCCATTAATATATACCCAGCCTAAAATGCGACCATACTTTTCAGATGAGTCCATCTTCTCAGTTTTAATGACAACAGACTTTGCATCTTTTAGAGCCTTCTTTAGGTATTCTTTGGACTCAAGGCCAAGAGCCTTTTCTTTAAGATCCTTTGTACGGGACTCAGGTGTATCAATACCAGCCAATCTTACACGGGACTGAAACAAAATATCAAACCCTAAATCAATAAGAACATCAATGGTATCTCCATCAACAACATTTTCTACTTTTCTTACATAGTATTCATACATTAGTAGTCTTTCCCCTTTGCTTTATTTTCAATAAGTTTATCTCTTTCATCAACGACAGTTATCATAAATGCCATCATTTTTTTATAAGATTCTGGATTATCCATAATCTTATTATAGTGGTGACCACAAAAAAGTAGATCTCCATTAAGACCAGTTACTCTAACTAAAGCCTCTGCTGCACAAGAATCACAACGATCTGTTGCCTTAAGAACCCACTGCTTTTCTACAATATCTTCTGCTATAGTCATATTCATATTATACTCCTAGTTTCTCTATTTTTCAACACAGCCTATATTAAACTTTATTCAAAAAACTTTTTTTGCCAAACTTCTTTTTTATAAAAGTTAGAAAGTCCTTTTCTTTGGTTTATCTTTTTTTCCCAAAAAAAATCGCTATATTCTTGACTTTCAGATTTCCAATCTTCTCTTTTTATAGGTATTATTTGAAACATTGGGGTTCCAGCAGGGATGGTTCCCGTAAAACTTTTTTTAATATAAAATGGTATATTTCCTATTTGAGCATGTATTGATTTATCAAAATCAACAATTCCTGAAAGAGTTATAAATGGTAGGTCAACCCTATTTAAAGGATGCACTACAAGAGCAGAGTATCCATCTGGCAATATTGTTGACCAAGGTCTTTGCCAAATAAACTCAATGTTGTAAAAAGAGTTATCAATTGGCATATCCGATGTTTCTCTATAATGAAATAGTGGCACCTTACTGTCAAAAAAAACCTTTAGTCCATCTTCTTCATCTATAATATTAATATCACACCATGTAGTTTGAATATACCCATTAGACATGGAGTCTAAAAAAGGAATACACTTTTTTACATTAAATAAATCTTTTCCTGATTTTATACTTTTATACCAATCTGGAATAAAATTTTTTGCTGGCTGAGGAAACATGACAGCATCCTCTATATCTTTTGTGCCAGGAACAAAAGTTATTTTCATTTTCTATGATCCGTTGAATAAAACCCAGTACCATTAAAAATTGCTGTTACATTAGAATATACACGCTCCAGTGGTAGGGTGCAAGTTTCACACCCATACCCTGGATCGCTATCTTTAATAGAACGAACTTTAATGACTATACCTTCACAAGCACCAGTACATTTATATTCGTATGCTGGCAATTACTTAACCTGATTTGCCTTAGAGCCACCTGAAGACTTTTTTACTACAGGCTTCACAGTTTTTGCTGACTCTTTCTTTGGTGCTGGTGCTTCAGTTGCTGCCAACTTGTTTAGTAGTGGAAGGTCTTCTTCACCAGTGTAGACTGGGCGACCCCAACCAACAATTCCGTTGATCAACTTCTTTTTATTGTTCTTAACATATGCACGAGTCTTCTCTACGCACATTCCTCCGTTGCGCTGGTCTCCCTTTGCAGTTCCTGAAGTGTTTCCTTCAATAACCTGGATTGTTCCATCGCCATTATTCTTGATGCAAATACCAACATGTGAAATACGATTTACACCATCTTCTGGGAAATCAAAATAAATCCAGTCTCCTGGTGTTGGATCATCATTGCGAGCATCTGCCCAACGATTATTTTTCTTAAACCAATCTGATGCTGCTACTGTTGATGCAGACTTTGGATACTTCTTTGGATTTAAGCCAGATGTGAACGCACACCACGAAACAAACGATTGGCACCATGGCTGAAAATTCATTCCAGTCCATTTACCATACTTTGTTTCATTATCTTTAGGGCCTTCAATAGTCCCTACTTCTTTCTTTGCAACTTCAATGATTGCTTCTAATGAGCCTTTGACAGCCATGTAAACCTCCTAAGTTTAGTACTACAAGTATACCAAAAGATGAGCAGTTTTACAACTTACTCAGGTTGTTTTAGACGGTGGTCTAAATGTTACTTTATCTTAATAGTTTTAGGCTTTTTGTCTTCAGGAATAATACGATCTACATTAATATGTAGCATACCATCCTTCATCTCAGCCCCAGTTACTTCCATGTATTCTCCAAGAGCAAATGATCGTGTGAACTTACGACCTGCAATGCCTTTGTGAACAACTTCAGCATCTGTTACTTCAACAATCTCTCCCTTGATAATTAATGTTCCATTATCTACAGATACATTAATATCATTTTTTGAAAATCCTGCAATAGCAATAGAAATTCTATATGTATCTTCATCTAACTTAAGAAGATCATATGGAGGATATGATGTTGTATTTGTTTTATGTGCTGTATTAAGACGACCCAACTCTCTGTTGAATCCAATAAAAAAAGGATCATTGAAAAGATCCATAGCGAACTGTGTTACCATTTTATTCCCCTTTCAAGCGAATAAGTTAATGTACCCCCGTAGGCAGTACGATACTATTATACCAGAATCAGTAGCCCTACAGAGAATTGAACTCTGCCCACCAAGATGAAAGCCTGGTATCCTAACCACTAGACGATAGGGCCTTGGAGCGGATAGCGGGAATCAAACCCGCACATTAACCTTGGCAAGGTTACGCACTATCACTATGCAATATCCGCTTGGCTGGTCTGGCAGGCCTCGATCCTGCGACTTGCGAATTAACAGTTCGCCACTCTACCAACTGAGTTACAGACCAAAACCTTTTACTTTAGTATGTCCACAAATACACTAGTTTGTGTATTACGACCAACCGCTTTTTGGCTAATAGACTTCATATAGTCATATGTTAATTGATATGTACCCTTGTAGTTTTTAGCCCAATATGCAGAAAATGCTGCTGTTGCTGCTGATGTTCCAACAGATCTTTTTACCTGAGTATCAAATGACTCAAGAGCATAAAAATCTACAGCAGGTCCTCCATTTGAAAATGGAGAAATTGCTTTATCTGCAGTTGCTCCAGCAATGGTTACTGCTGAAGGAATACATGCTGGGAAATTAACCCTAGCAATATCTCTATTATTACCTGCAGCAAACATTGTAGCAACACCCATAGAAGACAATGTGTCAATATTTTTGATCAGTGAATCATGTCTTGTGGTTATTGGACAATAGTTTGCGCCAGATCGTAGATTGTGATTTCCTAAAGATGCAGATACTGAAACAATGTTATACTTTTGCTTGTTTGCAATTGACCAATCAAGCGCTCTTGCTATTTCAATATCGCTAAAGGTAGAAATTTTACCATTTGGCAATACCCCAGCAATACGAATAAATATAATATTAACATCTGGGTTGACCTTATTTGCAATAAGAGACATAATTGTTCCATGCTCAAATCCACCAGTCAGTGCCTGTGAAGATGGTAATGTTGCAGATCCAGGGCCTTCTTGAAACTTGGTTCCATTTAGGCATGGTCTACTATCTAAAATACATACCTCTTGTACTAACTTTGCTTTTAGTTGAGGAATAGAGGAATCAATTGCTGTATCAATAATTACAATTGATTTTTCTGTTGATGCACTTGCAGGTTGAAGCAAAACTAAACCTAGAATTGCCATAAGCCCCACTGCTATTTTTTTCATTTTTTTCTCCTTATATCATTAGACGGACTACATGACAACATGGGTCGCCACCGTCTTCCCATTCTTGAACTTCTTCTTCATCCATATATTGGTATCCACCATCGTGAGTATTGCAGTATGGGTCTGAGATCCATCCCCGCTCAATACCGCTTGTTAGCCAGATACCAAATTCTGCATCTTCTATGTCATCTTCTTTATGCATATTAAAAGTATACCCCTAAACGCTTACTACGTCAACTGGACCCATACAGGATGGGCTAAATTTAATGGCTGCATTTACTGCACCAACAACACGCTTTCTAGCGTCTTTTGTTTTTTCTGTGGCATTTAAATATCCATAAGCATATTCAGCACCTGACCCCATAGCAAGATAAGGAAGTGTATACTTAGACAAAGACATATCGCCAGAACTGTGCTCATAGATTTGTCCACGAACAGCAATTATCAAACCAAGATCTCCATCCTTAGATGTGTCAACCCAAAAGTCGTTATAGAATGCCCTAAGTTGTTTAATAAACTTAGTCTGCATAAACTTATCTGTATCTTTAATGTCTGGTACATAGGGGTTAAAGTTATAGCGAATTCTCTCTCCGTCCATTGAGCCAGCATACCCAATAAGATAGGGTCCTAGTTTCCAAACCTTTGGGCTAGATAGTGCTAAAATGGTTCCATCATCAGATGCCCCACGATCTCCAGCCATGTAGATCTTATTGTTTAACTCATCACGAACAACTGCAATACAAGTCATGCAGAAACCCCTCCCAAAGCGATATATTCAAGTATACCATTCCCTGGAAGGGGCTGTCAAATAGGGTCAAAGATGTTTAATTATGCTGTCTTTGATATTTTTCTGCGCTTCTCAACTGCTGCATCTTGCACTGTTACTGCATTTTTATCTGTGGTAGAAAATGCTGCATTGATTTCATCTCTTGTAAGTTTTCCGTCATCCATAAATGCACGAGCCAACTTCTCAACAACAACTGCTACTGCGCTAAGGCCTGCAACTGTCATAGCCTTTGCTACTGAGATTCCTGCGATTGCGCCAGCACCGATTACTGCTAATGCATTTGCTGCGAATACCGCAACAATACGCATAAGAATATTCCAAATGTTTGTGATACTGTTCATATTAGTCCTCCTCCCTGCTTCTAATAGGATAAGTTAATATCCATGTGGTCATTGTTATCATAATTCCATAACCAACTACGGTCTTTGCAGATCCGTCCAAAACAACCCAGGCAATAAACATGCCAAGGAGTGTCCACTGTTGGTCAAGAATATCCTTGATTAGTTTTACCATTTTTCAGTCCTCCTAGAACCGCCTGAGTTTGCACCAGTACTTGAACCACTTGCTGGGGCTGCGGGTGCAGAACCACTTGCTGCAAGGCCAACAGCGTTTAGTGCTGCACCTGTTGCAACAACTGTTGCTATAACCATATCTTTTGCTTCTTCTCTTTCTTCTTCTGTCATATCTGCACCAATACTTCCAAATGCTGCTAAGGCTGCTCCTGGATCAGTAAATACCGCCTCTAATAGCGCTCCTGGATCTTGAACTAATTCAACATTTGCAGCAACCTCTGCAGTAATGACAAGGGCATTTCCATTTTCATCTGTGCGAAGTTCTACTGGGGTTGTTGGTGGAAGATCTGCAAATGAAACACCAGATGCCTGTACTTCTGCTGCTGAGATAGATTGTCCTGGTTGAAGGTTTGCTACAAGTGCTTCTACTACTACCGCTTTTTCTTCAGTAGATAATTCTTTCCCAGCCTGGGCTTCTTCTGCTAACTTATCTAATCTTTCTTGTTCTGCTTTAGCCTTGTCAGCCTCAGCCTTTGCCTCTTGCTCTGCCTTTAACTTAGCATCTGCTTCTGCCTTAGCCTTTGCTTCTTGCTCCGCTTTTTCTTCCGCTAACTTCTTGGCTTCTTCCTCAGCCTTAATCTTTGCCTCTAACTCAGCCTTTACTTTGGCTTCTTCTTCTGCCTTTGCCTTTGCTTCCGCTTCTAGTCTATCTGCTTCAGCCTTTTCTGCTTCTGCCTTGGCTTTTGCGGCTGCTTCTTCTGCAGCAATTCTTTCTTCTTCTGCTTTCTTTGCAGCCTCTTCTGCTGCTATACGCTCTGCTTCAGCCTTTGCTGCTGCTTCTGCAGCGGCTTTTGCTTCTGCCTCTGCTTTAACTCTTGCTTCTTCTGCTGCCTTGGCTTCTGCCTCAGCCTTTGCTCGTGCTGCTTCTGCTGCAATCCTAGACTGCTCTGCTTCATATGCTTGCTGTGCAGCAACTCGTGCAGCCTCTGCAGCAATTCTTGCTTGCTCTGCTTCATAAGCCTGTTGTGCAGCAATGCGAGCATTTTCTGCTTCTATGGCTGCTAATCTTGCAATCTCTGCTAACCTTGCTTCTTCTGCAACTCTTACTCTTTCTGCTTCTTCTTCTGCTAAGGTAGTGCTAACCAATATTCTTGCTTCGTCTATACTTGTATTCATTTCTGATATAGCAACACCTACTGCTAAAAGCGCAGACTCTAAATTATCTTCTGCCTGCTCTAGATCTATTTGTGCTTGTTCAAGTTCATCTTGTGATGATTCTAAATCATTTTGTAATATAGTTAAAGCCTGCTGTGCAGTGGCAAGTTCTGTTTCTGCAATATCAACTTCTTCTTGTTTTGCTTCTACTGCTTCTTGATCATATCCAGTAGTCGTTGGTGTTAATTCTGTTAAAATATTATCTTGTCTTATTCCAGTTCTTGGACCACCATAAACATCAGTATTGCCAGACATGGTTCCAGTTCCAGTCCATAGACCAGTTTCTGGATTAACAGTCATGTCCCACGTAATATATGTAAGTGGTCCATTTGAATCGCCAAATCTATGTAAAACCCAATCAACCTTTAGGGTCGTATCTGTAGTTGTAACTACAATAGATGCACCTGTGCCAGCACTCATATAATCTGATTGAAAAACATATATTCCATCTTGAGTTGCATTTGGCCATCCCCAGTATGTATAGTCTGCTCCACCAAATGAAATAATAGCCTTAGAACTTACATATACCTGGCTATTTGTTCCTTGTCCATTAAATAAAGTGTCTCCTAATTTAATATCAAATGGCACCTGTATCTGAGTAGAGGCATCCCACATAGGTTGCAGGGTAACAGATGTTGCTGTAGATGAGTCTGATATAGGGGCAACATATCCTGGAGTTGTATAATTTATTGTGGGATTTCCAGCACTTTCAAGGGTATCTAGTTCAGACTGCTTTACTGTAAGAACTCCCTGATCAATAGATACTGTTACAGTCTGTGAGTCTACTGCTATTTGTAAAATCTGTACACTTTCTTCAGCCTCAGCAACCAAAACAGTAGCAGAATCAACTTGAGCCACAGCCGCAGTAGCACTATCTACTACTGTCTGAGCCTGTAATATTGAGTCCTGAGCCTGTGTGATAGTGGCTGTAATGGTCTCTGTAGGGCTTGTAATGGCTGTTGCTTGGGTTTCTATGACTGCCGTGGCAGTTTCAGCCTGAGTTATTGCAGTCTGTGCTGCCTCAATAACGGCTGTTGCGCTTTCAATTGTTATTATTGATCCTGCAGAAATAATTGCTGTTGATGTTTCTGATGTTGAAACTTGTACTGTCACTTCTTCATTTGCACCAGCATGGTCAAATGGGGCTATGATAAGCCACAAAACCACTAATAGTCCCACCAAACCACTCTTTAGTAGGAAAGATTTAATGTTGGGTCACACCCTTTCCAAGATGTTTGATAACCCTATTATATCATTTTTTAGGTACAAAAAAGAGGGCTAGCACTTGGCTAACCCCCTTAATTGTTGGACTATATTATGCCTTGACCTTCTTAGCAATCTTTGCAACTGCTGCTGCAAGTGATTTAATTTGTGCTTGAAGTCCAGCAATCAACTTGGTTACAGACTCTGAAAGAACTGCAACTGCATCTGTTGCTGCTTGTGCTGCTGCTGTGGCAGCATCTGCTGCTTTTGCTGCATCAAGTGCTGCAGTTGTTGCTGCATTAGAAGCATCTAAAGCCTCTTTTGCTGCATCTGTTGCTGCCTTCTGTGCAGAATCTTCAACAAGTGCCTCTGCAGAAACTACAACCTGACCTGCTACTGGAAGAGATGATCCACCAGTTGCTGTAATCTTAATTGTATTTTGTACAAGTGGCATAAAGACCTTGTAGGTCTTAACTGTTGCTGTATCTGTTGTAACAGAAGTCGCTGTTAGTACATCAGATGCTGATCCAAATGCGTAGTTAGAAACAATTCCACCTGTAGCAAATAGATTAGCGTGTGTCTTACCAGATACTGGAAGGCCTGCTGCATCTAGAACCTGAACTGTAACAATTGCTGCTTCTCCTGGAAGGTACTTAGCCTTATCAAATGACAACTTAACTGTTGCTGCAGTTCCTTCTACACGAGCAGCAACTGGAGCAGATGATACTGTACCTGACTTAACAGTTACAGCGACTCCACCTGTCTTTACTCCTGTAAGAGTAAATACTGCTTCACCATTTACGATTGATGCTGCAGTTCCTGAATCGGATACCACTGAAACATCGCTTGAGAAAGCGTTAAGTGTGCCTGCTCCAACTGTTACACCAGAAGCATCGTATGCTACTGCCTTAATTGTTGAAGTGTTTGCTCCAGTAGCGATAACAGGCTTGACTGCTGTTGCTACGATAGATGCGATATCTCCGTAGAATGTTACCTTCTCAGTTGCAAGAACTGCACCTGTAAGTGTTGTAAGAGTAATTGTTGATACTCCTGCTGTACCGTCAGCAAATACACCAATGTGATTTCCTGCTGGGATGACTAGAGAACGACCAACAGAGGTCATTGTTGTGGCATTTGTGCCAAAACCAATCATACCTGTTCCTGATACTGTTGCAAGAATTGACTCAGTTGCTGCTCCGCCTGCTGCATTCTTAGGTGTAACAACAATTACTGCTGCTGCATCTGTAGAAGTAGCCTTTGGTGCGTATACTGTAGCGTCTGCGGTTGCAGTTGTAACTTCGCCTGCATTAAGGATTGAGGTTGTTGTTGCTGCAGAAGGTGTAACATCTGCTGCTTTAACTGTTACTGTCCATGCAACGGATGGACCTGTTGCTGGGCGGGTTGTAAGAATTCTTGCTTCATAGGTACCCGCAACTGTTGGTGCAACCAATGAAACTGTGAACTTTGCAGTCACAAATCCTGGTGTTCCAACTGTTGAATTAATATCTGCTGAAAGGTTTCCTGCTGCAATTGTAACTACAGAGGTTGTTGTTTCAAGCAATGAGAGCGTTGCGCTCTTTGATGAGCCTACTGGCTGTGCAAAAATAGCAGATAGCACGGTTGCCGTGTCTGCTGCTGTTTCTGAAATAAATGATAATGTGACCACTGCTGTAGCAGTCTCACCAGCAACGATTGAATCTGTAGCAGAATCAATTGTTAGTGTTGGCTGAATTACAGCAGCACTTGTCGGAAGTGCTGACATAACGCCGAAGGACATTGCTGCAGCGAGTCCTAGGGCAATTTTCTTAAATGAATTCATCTTTCTCCTTGTTTGTTTTATTCCAGCCTTGAGGCTAGAGATTTTATATTAAGTTGAACTTGTCTAAGAAATCACGAACATCGTCCGTCATTTGCTTAGGCTCTAATTCTACCATAGATCTACGTTTCTCTGCAAGTTGAGCAGAAGAAGAAGACCAAGTGTGTACTTCAATAACTGTATTAGCAGTCTTTGGGGTATGTGATATAGCCCCAAATACTGATCCAGCCAATGCATCTGCCAAGTCTTTAGACTTCTTTCTAGGGTGATCTACACGATTACCCTTCATAATCTTTAACTCAGACATTTCTTCTAGCAAGATTGGAATCATAGGAATTGCTACACGCTCTTCGTATATCATCATTGCTAAATCTTCATAGTGTTTCTTCGCAACAGAAACTGTTTCAGTTCTTATTCCTACCGCCTGCAATTCATTTTGAATATCAAACGACTGCCAACGGTCAAAAGAAACCATGCCAATGTTAAATCCTTCTCTGCGAAGGTTGATAATCCAATTTTTAACATCAGACAAGTTAACTGGTCCTTCTGCTCTTGGTTCCCACCAAGCAACAGCATCTACCACAACCATTGGGGCTACCTGTTCATAGTCCTTGATTACCTGAATATTTACCCATTTATCTACGTGAGAAATTGCAACTGCACACTTATCGTGCTTTTGTGCAAGGTCAGCATGAATATAATAAACCTTGTCTGGGTCTGGTTTAAAGGATTCGTCAAACCTTCTAAACTGATCTAATGGATTACGAAGTGTCATAACCTTTTCTAGTTTGGTTCTGTCTTTAAAGAAAGCATCAGAAGCATAGGTGGGCATACATGCAAAACGCATCATGGCATCTGCAAGGTCTGTGTAAAATGCAATCTTAAAGTCATCAATTTGGCGGGTAGGATTTACTTCCCAGGTTGGTCGTTTAAATGCCAACACTCTTGGAATTTTATAAGAAAGTATTGTGTCTTCATCCCAAGAAATTTCAAACCTATTTCCTGGATCCTCATGTGGCAAATCTGGATTCATAATAAAGGTGTGCTTACGCTCTACAGTTTCTTTTTCAGCAATTACTGATTCATACTTTTGTGAAATAAAGTCACCCTGATAACGGGGGAATGAAAGCAAAACAACCTTGCCAAGATCAGGAAAACGAGAATCTACAGTACCACGAAATGCTTTATAGATATTTTCAGCAGTCTTTCCCTGTTCATTACCTGTTCCAACCTCTGATGCAAAACCAGAAATTTCATCAAGCACTGCCATGAATAGGTTCAAACCCTCATGTGATTCACGCTCTGAGTGACCAGAGTAAACAGTTACAGATTTGTCAAAATCAATTGAGTCTGCCTTGGCATTAAACTTTCCAGCAAACCAAGGGGATCTTTCAATCTTTGATTTAAAACCTTTAAAGAAAACATTCTTAGCCTGCTGTGCGTTAATAGCAACGTTGATAATATCAATGGCATCTCCTGCAGGCTTTCCATAATAGATAGCAGGGTCCTTAAGGCATAGAAGTTTATATACTGTATAGGCACAGGCTACAGTTGATACGAAGTCTTTTCCAGATCCCTTGCCAAGTTGGAGAATGATTTCATTCTTTGTGTATTTATTAAAGTATGCTTCTCCATCATCCCCCATAATATCTATAAGATCTTCTTTACGATAGATCTGACTCATTGCCTCTACTATTTGATACTGAATATCCGAAAGTGGTGGTTGACCAAGATAGTCTGGAGACTCAACAAATGTCTTTGCGTCTACAGGCTTTTCTATAAAATGATTCTCTTTTAGTACTTCAAGAAAATCATTGAACATCGTGGACAACTGTAATCACTTCTCCCTCTTTTGCAATCGCAGAAAGTCTTTGCATGATAATATCACGAACCTCTGGATGTTCTGATGCAATATCTCTAAGGATTCCAACAAGAACTTCTTGACGACGCTCAATCTCAACCATTTCTTCAGCAAGTTCTTTGTTCTCAAGAAGGCCAGCCTTTTGCAGCATATCAATTCTTTTTGACTCAATATCCATTACTAGTTTAATAGCAGCAGTCTTTGCACTAAGATTATTAGTCATAGATGCTTCGTCAATAACTTCATATGACTTAGAGATAAGTTTAGTATAGTGTGTATCTGCTCCAACAAGGGCTTCTTTAGCACGAGCACGGATTGCAGAGTTGTCAGATGCCATAGCCTTCCACTCATTAATTAAAGTAACAACACGGGTGCGTGGAATATCTAACTCTTTAGAAATTACTGTTGGGTCATTACCTTTTAAGTATTCACTGACAACAGTGTTTACCTGATCAAGGTGCTTAACTAAATCTTCTTCAGTTGACATATTTGCCTTCTAGCCTATTGATCTCATCCTTGATATAAAAGATTGCTTTCTCAAGGTCTTGAATAGTTTTAGATTCATCCTTAAGTCCTGCTCTCCAGAGATACTTGAATGCGTTGCCAATATTAAAATTACGATGGCGAGTTATTTGTATGCACTCAACACCAGAAGGATCAGTGGTGTAGTGACGTGGATGGTTTACCTGATCAACTGTAATATTTAAGTTATCACTCATTCTCATCACCCTCTATATCAAATGCGTCTGGCAAACCTCTTAGTGTGTATAGAGCATAAGAAACTCCTACCGCTCCTACAATAGTTAAAATAGCAAGTGCTTTTTGAAATTTATTCATCGTCTTGACTTCCTTAGTCCAAATTTAGCAAGGTAAACGTAGATTGTTTCTACGCTTGAACCGCATTCTTTAGCAATCTCTTCTGGAGACTTTTTATCCATAAGATACCTCTTACGTAGCCAAACTTCGCTTGTATATAGTTTACCAGCCATGATGTTATTTGTCAACCCCCATAGCCTTTGTCCAATTGCTTAGCGCCCAATGACCAATACCGCAGGCATCAGCCACATCATTATCTGTAATACTTCTATCATATATAGTATTGATAAACTTAATAGTTCTTTCTTTTCTTAGGTTTCTTTCATAAGTCTTATACCAAGACAATGACTTACCAGGATTTTGTGATCTAATAAATAGTTGCTCATCTTTAGATATTTTCTTATTACCAATAAAGTTTTGCCAGGTAATAGGTGATACCTTACCAACTATACTAATTCCACACATAGCAGCAGCACCAAGCAAGGCTCCTTGAACTAGAGCAAGATCAGCAGCAGTCTTAGGACTATTCATAAAGACTGTATGCTCAATAACAATAGCATCTGCTTTCATTACCGTTTCAAAGTATGCCTTAGTCTTCTTTGCTGCATCTCCTACTTTTTCATAAATATCTTTGCCTTCAAAATTGATTTTGCCAACCTCCTTAAGATGCTTCCCAGAAAAAACCGCAAACGCAAGGCTATTGGTGCTAGCATCAATTGCACAGATTCTTTCTGGCTGAAGTTCTATACCCCACTTATTCTTGCTCATACTCAATAAAACCTTTCAATTCTTTAAGCATTTTATTTACTTCTTTTTCACTTACGTTACAGTTAGAGCAAAAACCAGAGTCGTTGTAGATGGACAAAGAAACTCCGCATCCACCAAGACACCTTCTGTCTTTGCCAATTCTCTTTTGTCTACGTGTAACTTGATATCTTTCAGCAATCTTTTCTCTTGTAGATTCGTCTCTACAGATATCGCTGCAATATATCTGATAACTTACTTTAGGATCAAAGTAGGTATCACATCTGTTACATAGTTTCAACTAACTTCTCCATTGATTTGATTTTAACTACCCCTTCTCCAGCATCTGAACATGCTTTTTGAATTGGGCAGGTTTTGCATATCTTAGAGTTAGAACGATAATTTTTTGTAGGAAGGGTTCTTTCTTCCCATGCCTTACGAACATCTCTCATCCATTGGAATGCGTTATCAATCCATTCACGATAGTTATCATCTACCTCTACTGGAAGAATAAGTAGTTCATGATTGTTTTTATTTTCATAGATAAGTACACCCTTCTTCTTGCCAAGGATCTTCATGTAAATAAGTAACTGAATAAGGTGACCAGTCTTTGGCTTCATTGAATTTTTACGATACTCAAAACCTTCATTGAGCATAGTTTTAATTTCTCCAACAATTTCTTCGCCTTCCCAATCAAGCATAACGTCACCATATCCAAAGATAGGTGGATCATCATGGCGAATTTTAAACTCAGTTGTTTCCTCATTGTTCTCATCACGATAAATCTTAACAATACCAGCATTCATCATGGCATTCTGAATTCTTGCGTGAGACAGGGTTCCTGCAGTCATGTTTGCTGCGCCATAGGCATCTGCATTATCTTCAAACATCTGGCCATCAAAGGCTAGATACCAATATCTTGGGCATTCTCCATGTGAGTATGCAATTGTAGATGGTGCAAATGTTTTCTTTTGTGTTTGCTTTGGGCCACGATTAATAATATATCCGTGCTTAATCTTTTCAATTAAAGCGTCGCTGTCAAGAATGTTATTCTTTTTTGCAGCAGGCTTAAGCATTACAGAGTGTAGTAAATTCTTAGTCATATTCATCCTTTGTTTATATAAGTATACCAGGTTAGCGCATTATGTATTTGAGTGCTGAGACCAAGTTGTTTACTGCTTCTGCTGCTGTGTAATAAATATTTTTCTTTGCCCGATTATTCTTATCAACATTTGCCATCCAAGTAGCCTTTAGCGCTAACTTTCCTGCAATTGCCTGTAATCTTACAATCTCAATACTTGCCACTGGAGCAGGAATATCTGGCTTAATAATTAACTTAGCAATCATTGTTAGTGCTGTGGTTAGTTCTTCATCTTCCATAAACTCTGCAATTTCTGCTAAACCATTTATCATTTCTAGTGTTGTATTTTCTGCCATATTATTCTCCTTCTACTAATTGTTCTAACATATCTAATTCAATTATAGCAAGTCTTACCTTCTGGGTCCCTTCTCCAAGTACAATAATTAATGCAGGGTCCATACTTTTTTTTAGAGCATCGGTAACAGCCTTGGCCCATACGTCTTGATTAAGTGTGAAAGATTTTGAACATTCCTTAAAATCAATAACAAAATTATGCCATGAGGCATCTCCCTTTGTATTGTTTCTGCCAGAGTTTTTATGCTGTATAGCACCAATACGTTTTGATTCAGAACGCTCACTCATCTTTATAGTCTGCTTTCTTTTTCTTTTTAGGAATCATATTTACCTTTGATATGTGTTTTTTGGTACACATCCAAGTGGCATCACCTGATTCTGGCCATAGCCTAAGAGAAAGAACTTCCTCGTGACACTTCTTGCAAGGAAACTTTCCATTATAAATAGTGAAATCTTTATCAGCCATCTGACAATTTCTTCTTTAGAGATTCTTGTAACTCAAGGTCTTCTTTGACACGATTAATAAATCCATCTCTACCCTGAACTTTTGTACCATCATCTAATTGATACCATGCACCAGTTCTATTTACGAGTCCTGCTGCTTCTGCTGTATCAACAAGGTCTCCAATAGAGTCAATGCCAATCTCATCACCTCTAAAGTAAAAGTCATATTCTCCTGACTGAAATCCTGGAGATGTTTTAGAGAACTGTAACTCCCAACGAATTTTTCTTCCAATCTTTTCTTCAATCAACTTGTCGCCAATCTTTATCTTACCCTTGATCGCTTGATTATCTGATTCGGAAGAAAATAACTTAATGACCGTAGAAGAATAAAACTTAGTAGCCTGACCACCAGTAGGCTGCTGGCTAGTATACATAGCATTAATATTGTTACGGCTTTGACTAATAAGGACAAACAAAGTTGGCTTAACTTTATTATTCGCATAATTAATCATCTTCCATGCATTGGAAAAGTCACGAGACTCTGCACCGATTTGTTTTGTATTTTCAAGTTGCTTGAGTTCATCTGAATCCTTTTCAAAATAAATTGCTGGTAGTAGTGATGTAATAGAATCAACAACAACAATATCCACCCCAGCATTGATAAGATTGGTTCCAACGTCTACCATTTCATTGATAGTTCTGGCCTGTGAATAAATTAGTTTAGATGAATCAACGCCAAGGCGTTCTGCCCATTTTGGATCGTATGACATTTCTGCATCAATCCAGGCACATACCTTTCCCTCTTTCTGTGCTAGACCTATCATCTGAAGGCATAAAGAGGACTTTGCAGAGGACTTAGAACCCCAAACAAGTACTTGCCTGCCATATGGTAATCCACCTGCTAGGGCACGGTTCAAGCCAAAACTAGGAGTTGCTGCATATTCTGTTGGAGGTACTGAGTCTCCAACCATAATAGTCTTACGCAACTTGGGGCTAAGTTGTGCTAGTACTTCTTCCATTGTTACTGACATTAGAATCGTACCCCATGTTTTTCTGGACGAGTTTTATTAAACTCTACCTTTTCTCTTAACATTTCATCAAGTGATAACTTAGTATATCCAGCCTCTACCATTCCAGCATATAGATCAAGTGTACGGATTATGATATCTGCAAACTCTTTAGTAATTTCTTCTTCACCCTTATCTTTACGCACTGCTTCCATTACCTCGGTAACTTCTGAAACAATCATCATACATTGTTTAGCAATGAATATATCATTTATAGTATCGTTATCTTCTGGGCTTCCCCAAAAACCTTTTTCAACTGCATTTTTATGCAGTTCTATTGCCATATTGTCAAGCATTTATATCCTCCAGTGTTATTGTTCCATCTTTTGTTTTACCAAAACTAAATTTATATGATTTGCCTTCTTCAATATGCATATATGCTTTTGAAAATGCTGTTGGAAATACGGTAATTGGATGCAGATCTCTGCTTGTATCTGCAAGTGTAAGGGTTGCCATCTTCTTACCTGCCTTAGTTACTCTAGGTTTAAAAGATACTACATACATTTCTTCATCTTTGTATGGCAATTGCTTATACCCTAAAAACTTTACAAGGGCATCTGAAGATGTTCTTATTTCATCTGCTGGAATTGCAGAAACAATTCTATTATCTGTTGCCAAAAGTAAATATGTTTTACCAGTTTCAATTGTTGTCTGTTCTTCATCAAAGATACCGACTGATCCAGTTTTATCAAGAACTTCTACTCTTGACCAACCAGTTCCACGCTTAATAGCCTTTACCATTCCAAGCAAAATAAAAGAGCCTTTTTCTTCAAACTCCTCAACCTCATTAATAAATGCATAGTAGTGAGAAGGAATTGTAATATTAAACTCTGGTAAATTTAAATACTCATAAAGATTTTCTTTAATCTCATCATCATTTCTAGGATTATCAGAGAATGTGGCAGCACCAATTACCCTTAGTGCTTGAAGTGCACGAGAGTTTACTCCGTTTCCCTTTGTAAAGGTGAACTCTTCAAGTTCTTTGTACGAACGAAATGGTCGTGCTGCAATATATCTTTCTGCAATCGTATCAGAAATGAACTTGATAGCACTGAGTCCAAACCGAATACCCTTACCCTCAATTTTAAAATCTGTATCCGAATCATTAATATGGGGTAGTTTAATCGGAATACCCATTCTTTTTGCTTCAATCAAATACTCCGTTCTTCCATCTTTATCTTTTTCATTTTTAAGAAGTGCAAACATAAACTCTAATGGGTAGTGGTATTTGAGCCACGCTGTCCAATACGAGAGAGTAGAGTAAGCAACGGCATGGGATTTGTTGAACGAATACCCAGCATGCGCTTCAAAATCATGCCAAAGATCCAGAGCATCATTAGGGGAGATATACTTACTAGCACCACTAATGAAGCGATCTTGGAACTCATTAAACTCTTTAGCATCTTTTTTCTTACCAATGATTTTTCTAACTTTATCTGCTTCCGACATGGACATACCGCCAAGTTGTACGCATGCTTGCATAACTTGTTCCTGGTAAAGAATGCAGCCATAGGTATCCTCCGTAAATGGTTTTAATATTTGGTGAAGATAATTAATATTCTGCCTTCCATGCTTTCTATCAATATAGTCTTTACCGATTGTGTTTGCAGCACCAGGACGAACAAGAGCATTAGAGGCTGCTAATTCGTCTAAATTTTTTACACCCATCTTGATAAGAAGGTTTGTGTATGGTGTTGCTTCACACTGAAACACTCCCTTTGTGTAGCCACTAGAAAGCATTTCATAAACATCTTTGTCTTTCATATCAATTGACAATAAGTCAATATCTACATAGTGATTTTCTTTAACCATGTCAATAGTATCTTTAAGTACACTAAGAGTCTTAAGTCCCAAAGCATCAATCTTAATTAGTCCAATGCGCTCTGCTTCTTCCATATCAACACCTACAACAGGAATACGCTCATCGCTGCCAGTAGATGATCGTGTTTCCATAGGTGCGTGTCTAAAGATTGGTTCTTTTGAGGTAACAACACCAGCAGCATGAATACCAGTACCACGAATTCGCCCACGAAGTTGCTCCCCATAGATCTCAACCTCTGGATATTTTTCACGAAACTCTCGTGTTGACTTTGAGTTACAGAAATCATCCCATGTATCTACGGTCTTAAGGACCTTATTAACATCTGACAAAGGAATATTTAGTACTCGTGCAATGTCACGAACTATTCCCTTACCCGTAAACTCTAAGAATGTTGCAATAGACGCAACGTGGCGATACTGACGAACTAGATAATCTTTAACTTCTTCACGACGAGTGTCCTGAATATCTGTATCAATATCTGGAAAGTCATTACGATCTGGATTAATAAAACGAAAGAACAGTAGTCCATATTGAATTGGGTCAATATCAGTAATACCAAGAGAGTAACATAGCAAGGATCCTGCAGAAGATCCACGTCCTGGACCTACTAAGATTCCTTCTTTCTTTGCCCAGCCAATCATGTTTTGAACAACAAGAAAGTATGGTCCAAAATTCTTGTTCTTAATAATCTCTAATTCTTCATCAAGACGATTTAGGTATTCTTGATTAGTGTCCAAACCACGAGCCTTTAAACCTTCCATAGCAAGGGTTCTAAGTTCTTTGTCAGGGTTCTTGTATTGTACTGGTAGAAGGTTTAGTCCATCCTTAATATCATAGTCTTGCACTTTGTCAGATATTACTAGGGTATTTGTATACATGTCTTCTCTTACAATACCCTGGGATTCCATGGCAAACTTCATCTCATCGTATGAAAGAAGGTGAATGTCAAACTTGTTAAACGACATTTGTCTGTCTTCACCGTATAAATAGTCAAGACGCTTCATCATTCCATCTTGCTTCTTTGACTTTTCATATGTAGTATCTTTTTGCACTTTGGCATGAGAGTTCATAAGCAACTTAAACTCTTGAATTTCTTTTTGTGATTCGTCAACATGATGGCAGTCTGGAGTTACTACAGTCTGAATCTTAAATTCATCTGCAAGGTCTGATAGTTGCCTATTTACTTCTGCTCCATTATGTGGCATCAACTCCATATAAAAGTCGTCTGCAAAGACACGCTTAAACCATTCAATATGTTTCTTTGCCTGTGCATACTCTCCAAATTCAAGAGCCTTTGCAATAATTCCACTAAGACAGCCAGAGAGTACAATAATACCTTCGCTATACTTTTCTAATACTTCAAAGTCAAAGCGTGGTTTATTAAAGTACCCCTCTGTCCATGCAATTTCGTTAATCTTATTAAGATTTTCAAGACCTACTTGATTCTTAGCGAGAAGGATAATGTGATTATAAACTAGATCAGTTGGCTCTGTGCGTTCTGCCTTCGGCCTCTTATCAAATCTATCAACACAAAAATATCCTTCCACGCCAAGAATAGGCTTTACACCTTTTGCTTTTGCAATTCGGTACAGTTCCCGATGCCCAGATAAGGTTCCGTGATCTGTGATAGCCAATGCTGGCATACCAAGTTCAACTGCTCGGTCTACATATTCTTCTGGAGTAGCAACACCATCAAATAATGAATAGTGTGTGTGTACGTGTAAGCCTGCGTAGTTCATCTATTACCAGTCTGTATTTGTTGCAGACGTGGTTGTTGGACCGTCAAAGCCCAAATAGAATGCTTCTTGTTCCGCATAAGGAATCTTCTTAAGTGCTGATTCCAATGGGAATGGTTCAATCTCTGCCCAGTCAAATGGTTCCTTGTCTGGTGCAGATGGAATAAGTGTGTACGATGTTTCAGTTCCCTGACCATTGCGCTTCACTTTCCAAACCAAGTTTGAGATGCTTCCTGTTTCAAGAGCATACTCACGAATGGTATTGAAAGCAGATTGCTTGCTTACACCCATTGACCAAATAGCAACATATGGCTTTTCAATTCCATCGTCTACTAGGACATTGCAGTAGAAGCGAAGACGACCACGCCATCCAGCCTTTGGATCTTTGCGGTGCATTTCTTCTGCCCAGTCACGGCCTTCTGATTCCATGGTATCTACAGCCTTGCGCTTGTAGTCCTTTGGATTTGTGTGTTCCTTTACAACTAGTGCAAGACCACGACCCTCATTATAATTTGCTGAGTCTTCGTCTAGTTCTTCAATAAAGCGAATTTTTACTGATTGACCATCGGCAAGTTTTAGCCACTTTACCTTTGGTGAGTTTTCGTCATACTTTGGCTTGTCAAGCAGGGCATTGATGTTCTTAAGTCCCTTTACTACGCTCATATTTTCTCCTTCGTGTTGTTGTATTAGTTTAGCATAGACGAGATAGATTTGTCAAACTGGAACTCTATATCCCTAATTGCACTATCATCCATATCGCCAATGTCTTTGTATTTTTTATCTATGTTGACTACGCTGACTAGAGATCCAAGTTTTTCAATTAACTTGTCTTTCATAATTGCGCCAGCCTCATCATTGTCTGCAACAAGTACAACATTGTTGAAGTACTTTTCTAACAGTTTAATCTGCGATGCAGATACGTTAGCCCCCAGTGTTGCAACTGCTGGGAAACCTACTTGGTCTAAGCGGATTGCATCAAACGATGACTCCACTACATATATAATACTAGAAGTCTTTACTCTATGCAAGTTAAACAAGACCTTGCTCTTTGGAAGGCCAGGAGTATTCTTAAACTCCTTACCCTCAACAGAGCGACCAACAAACCCAATTGTTAAACCATCTGGTGAGTGTACAGGAATGGTAACCATATCCTGCTTTTCTGAATAACCTAGCCAAAACTTTTTAACAGAATCTTCTGTGATTGATCTTCCAGAGTAATATCGCATTGCTCTTGGAGACTCAAGGGCTTGATTGTTTAAACGCTTAATAAGAACTTCGTCATACTGAACAAAGTCTGGTGGTGCGTACATAGCCTTGTTGACTATGTTCTCAATATTTGTTTCTGTTTCTTTGCTTTTTATGTAGCGGACAGTTTCAAAATATGAGCGGCCAGTTGTGAACATAATAAACTCTTCAAGGTTTTTAGTTGTTTGGCATCCAAAGCAAAAAAACAATCCACTATCTTTTGCAACTTCTCCTGCTGGTGTTCTGCTGTTGTTATGATATGGGCAATACACAATGAAATCATTACCAAACTCTGCTTCAATTTCAACTCCAGACCCATTAAGGACTCTGCGAACCTGTTCTTCGCTATAGATATTACTCATATTTTTTCCTTGACCAATACCTTTCCTTGTATGTTCTAATAAAATTAATTTTTGTAGAATTTCTTAGCATAAAAGAATCTTCTGCTGTTGAATATTTCTTTTCTGATTTCCAGTTTTCTCTTTTTACAGGTATTATTTGTGCTATGGGGGTGCCTTCTTTTATAATTCCCTCAAAGCCTTCTTGAATAAAAAATGGAAAAAGAATACTGTTTGGATGTTTATCCGTATCAACAAAACCACTAATTGTCAAAAATGGAAGATCCCACCTATGGGATGGATGCATCATCCAACAACTATATCCTGCAGGTGTTTCAATTTTAAAGTCAAAGTGCCACCTAAACATATGACTACTAAAACCAACTGGCACTGGGTAATTAGAGTGTGCCTCTGGAGCCATTGCGTCCACAACTTCCCAATCAACCTTCCAGTTAATAGAAGGCAAATATGAACCATCTTCTGACATGTTACTAACCGCTATATCTGCTGGCAAAGTTATGACATATCCACTTGTCAAAGTGTCAATTAGTGGAACACACAACTTAAATGTTCCAATGCCTCCTGGTAACTTTTTTAAAGATTTAGTAACAGAGTTTTCTCCATTTGAAAAATTTTTTTCTTTTTTATACCACTCTGGAATTATATTTGATGCTGGTTTTGGAATAGGTGTCAAAAACTGTGAATGCTCTTGCTGTGATTTAAAAATAATTTTTTTTGCTTTATCTTTACCAAACATTATTTACCTTCCTCAAAATCTTTATACCTGTAATACCCTTTGTCAAAATCTACCTGCACTAAAAAATCCCCCATAAAGCCATTACGATTCTTTCTAAATACACATTCAATAATATCACTATTTGTTCCACGACCAAGTGAAAGTAGCCAGTCAGCATCATAAGATATCTGTCGTGACCAAGCAGTTTGTCCAAGTGTTGGAGGTGTGCTCAAGTCTTTAACATCGTCAGGCGTAGCAGACGAGATAGCAATGATAGGAACTTCTTCACTAATAGACATTAGTTTAAGTTCTCTTGAAAGGTTTTTCATCTTTACCGTTTCATTATCAGCACGTTGGTTAGGACTCATCAACTGAAGATAATCTACTACAACAAAGTCAGGCTTGTACTGATCAATCTTTCCACGGATAACAGATGGGGTAACCTCTCCACCAGAATCGTTAGAAATAATATGAAACTCTGGACGACCTGCAACCTTGTTTGCATGCCACTTGCGAAGCATATCAATCTCAACTTCGCCATTTGATAGTTTGCGATGAGACCAAAGTCCTTCTCCCATAATTGCAAATACACGATTACGAACTTCTGTCTCAGACATTTCAAGAGAAATAATCATTGGGGACTTACCCTGCTTCCAAGCCTGCACAGCAAAGTAAAGAGCCATCCACGATTTACCAATACCTGGATAGGCAAGGAATACACCAAGTTGGCCAGGCATAATTCCAGCAGGTAGGTAGTTATCAAAACCTGGCAAACCAGTCTTAATGCCTACAGCACCAAGTTCATTTTGCTTTTGCACTCTTTCGTAATATGCTACAGCATCTTCAAGATCTGTTGCATCAATGTCACGAATAGCAGCAGTGTTCTTTTTTAGTTCTGAGGTTTTAGTTATAAGGTGCTCAAGGGCTTCTGTTCCATTGCCAGTCTGAACCTCACCTGCTGCATTGCGAAGAAGATCTTTTAGGCTATCATTTAAATATTCTGTTTGAAGTTCTGCTAGGTGATGCTTAGTTGACCCAACACCACTAACTGGCTCAAAGTCACGAAACTTTTCTCTAACTAAGTCTGATGGTGGAAGTGCTTGATTGTTTTCAGAATACAAACGAATAAAGTTCCAGATATCGTTATGTGTTCGTAGCATGGTTTCAACATTGGCCTGAAGAAGTACGTGAATCTGCTTATCTTCTAATACTGCACTAATTACTTTTGCTTCTGTGTTATTCACTCAACCACTCCTTGGCCATTCGTCTACGCTCTGCTCGTTCTATTCTATCTTGCTCTACTTCTTTTTTACCATTAATGATTTTTTCTGTATTATAGGCAAAGTAATTCCAACTAGGTTCTTGTGCAATAGAAAAATAATATTCTAAAATGTCATAGCAATCACTAATCCCGTAAGACTCAATGAGCGCATCAGCAGCCCACTGCTCTACGTTAAGATTCATGTTAGACTTTTGCTCATACCTTTGTAGGTAAAACTTGTTAAACCTGCTGAGCAAAGCCATTCGGTCTTTGCGATCAGCCATTATGCTTCGGCAGCCTCTTCTTGTGCTTCACGAATCTTGTCTGTTAACTTATCTTCTACAAACTTGTATACACGCTCAAAAGCCTGATCTGTATTCTCACCATCACGCTTACTATCTACAACTCCAAGGTCAAGTCGTAGTGACTGAAAGTTACCCAGGTTAAGTGTATACCCCAAAGTAACTGATACTTTTGTTGAATCGTTTTCCATTATCCACCCATTTCATTTTAAATGGACTCACTCCACACTGGAATAAATCGTCCATCTTCTGTCTTCGTATATGTAAGTATACCGTCTCCCATTCGCCGTGTCAATTCTTGCGTAGTAGGAGTCATGTTATTTGTTATTAATTTGTCTTTTCTTGGTTGCCCAATATGTATACTTGCAAGTATAGCACGTATCTCTTTTACATGCGACTCTGAATAGTATGCCCTAACTTGCCAAGATCTTTCTCCATTTAAACTAGCACCAATTGGTGGAGGAATAACTCCTCGTTTAATTAAACTTGGAATGTACTTTCTGTGCCTATTGACAAGCACAGCAGTTTCTGCTACGCTGTAGGCTCTTTCTCTATGTTTTTTAAAATCAACAAGCAGACAAGATTCTAGTCTATCCTTAGTTACGTTATACATTGTTACCAGACCCGTTGATCTAGATGAATGATGAATTTTTACAAGATCCCCATTTAGAAACCATACCTTAACCTTACCTTTTATTACAGGCTCGTTATTGTATGCTTCGCTCTGAATTTTTCGCTTAGAAGTATCCATGCGCCTTCCCTACTTTCACTAGGTGGATGAAAAAATTTTCTTGATCCACAACGAATACATGAAGTCTCCATGTGGTCTATGTTAGAATATTGTCTGTCAACAAACATTCTTCCTTTGCACTTTTTGCAAAAAATCAATTTAGTATCCTTAGTGTTAGTTTGGTATGCCAATAACAATAAGATTAACACCAACAGTAAGATCGCCAGAAGCATTGAATCTTACGATTCCATCCACCTTTGTAGTTGTTACACTTGTTAATGTAACGTTAACATTCTGTCCTGCTGGAGTTCCACCCTTGTTAATTGGTGTTGCGGTTACTACTGGTGCATATTTAAAATCACTATATGGAAAAGAAAATGGTACTTCTGAAGAAGCAGTAACAGTTTTGTTATTTGCTACATCTACGTACCCACCAATAAACTTTGCCTCTGATGTTTTTACACTTTGAGGTCCAGCAGTTCCTGCATCTACTGTAGTAGTCTTA